CCAGCAATAGCAGTAATCTTATTCCCAGATACACCACCAAATATGCTACCTGAAACCAGTGCATTAAAAATGTACGAACCTGTGTCCACATAAGTTTCAGTCTCATCAATGTCTGATGCAAGTTTGGTGAAGTCATCACCAATCTCTTTTACAATATCTTTTAAGAAGTCCATCAAGCAACCATCCCATATTGTTCACGAAGGATTTTTTTATAAGGAAGACCCTGCTCACGCAGTTCTTGTACAAGTTTAAGTTTTTGATATAAAGCGGTGTCTCCACCCAGAGTCATTGCATTAACAATAGTCGCAAGCTCTTTATCGTCGATAGGTAAATCCATTAAAAGAAGAATGATTCCAAGTTTACAGTTTTTTCTACTTTCCACCCAATAGCATCAAGAATAATTTTTAGTGGTTCTAGAAATGCTTTCTCAAATTGTAGGTCATAATCAATGTATTTGTCAATTCCCAATTCTTTTGGAAATTCTTGAATGAAAGAGATAATGTTTTCGTGAATGATATTTGGTTTTTTCAAATAGCAGAATTTAATTTTTTCGCCGTTTTGAATAAGAGAATATTTGTTATCCAACTTATTCTTTTTAACATAGTGATTATATAGCAATGCACCACGAACGTGAATTGGTGTCCCTTTAATATAAATGTCTGAGGATGATTTATACTTCTGAACATCAGATGCTGAACGAGGGAAAGAAATTTGTTCTGGTGGTAATGTTTTAAACTTATTGCGGGCATTTTCAATAAAGTCAATTACATCATCCTCAGTTCCACTCATCATCAACTTCAGGGCATCCTTAATCATCTTTCGACAAGGTGCAGGTGTTGATGACTTAACTGCTTCAATACCCATCATCTTCAGTTTAGGTTCTGTGTATTGAACTCCTTCACTGTTCCAGACATTAAGAATGTATCGCTTCTTCGCAGTCCAGATACCACGGTCAGCGATGTTCTCACGCTTCATTTGCATCTTCTGGTCATATGCCGAAACATAATCCGCAAGTTCTTGATAGCTGGATTCGATGAACGGTTCCAACTTATCCTGGCAGATCTTATCAAGTATTCCAACAATCGCTGCTTTATCGTCAGACTTATTACCAAAAAATTTAGTAACAAGAGGTCCCATATTAAGATAGATTGAATCGGTGTCAGATGCGATGACATAATCCTCATCTTGGGTAGACAAGAGTTTATTTAGATATTCGTTCATTTTGCCTTCAATCCAGCGGATAGAGACCTGACCAGAAAGTGTAATCGCTTCTGCGTTTGCAAGTTTGTAATATCTAAAATACTGATTACCGATGGCACCATAAGCACTATTAAGAGAAATCTTTTTAGCCATCTGGATGTTGTTGCATCGTGCAATCTCCTTTTCAAGTGCTTTAGTTGGAGTCTTTTCATATTCCTGTTTTGCCTGAAGCATTTTCTTTTTGAAAATTACACGGTCCCCATACATCTTCTCCATTAGTTCAGGAAGGAATCCACGCACATCCTTACGGAACATTGCACCATTAGCACAAATGGCATAGTCCTTATACATTTCAAAGTTAAGTTCCTCATTTAGAATCTTATCAACAGTCACACTTGGATGTCTTTCATCCAAAAGTGTTTCTGGCGAAATGTTGTATTGCATAATCAGGTGAGGATACAGAGAGTTCAAGTCAAAACTCACAACCCAATCATACTTACCAGGAATAGGTTCTTTCACATATGCGCCAGCATACTTTTCATTCTTATCAGAACGAACTTTGGGAGGAATAACAATATTCCGTTTCTTCAGGTAATTGTAGATAATATTGTCCCACATCCTTACTTGATAGAACACATCACCATAATTGACCTTAGCGTCATATGCCATAGTCAATGCAAGTTCAATCAGTTTCATCTTGTCTTCCAGTCGGTCAACAAGTTCCACGTCAACGATGTTGTATTCAATAAACTTCTGCCAACCGTTAGTGTAGAAATCTTTGAAGGTGTCAAACTCAGAGTGGTCAAGTTTATTTTGACCCAGTTCTACTTCAGCAATATAATCAAGGCGATATGATTCCTGTGCTTTATAAGTAAACTTCTTATAGAGATCAAGATAATCAAGAATAGTCACACCACCAATTTCAAAGGTAGTGAACTTTCTTCCATTAATATAGGTTTCGCCTTCAGTTACAAGACCCCAAGGAGAAAGACGCTTCATCAACTTTTCACCAAGAACCCGACGAAGACGCTTGGAAATATATGGAATATCATACAGCTGACAGTTCCATCCAGTAATCACATCAGGAACATCAACCATCCAATAATTAATAAAATGACTCAGAAGTTCATATTCGCTAGGACAATGATGATAAGTCACATTGCTTTGCTTATTGTTGAATGGTTTTACACCCCAGGTAATGATCTTTTTAGTAGAGTAATCCTGAATAGTAATTGCAAGGATTTCTTCTGAGCAAGATTCCACATCAGGGAAACCTTGTTCGGATGCAACCTCAATGTCAATCGTTACAAGTTTTATCTGAGTAATGTCAAACTTGATTTCATCTTCTGGGTATTTGTCTGAAATGTATTGACAAATATATCTGTCGTTCCCATAGATTTCAAACCCATCAACTTCATCATACTTCTTATAAAACTCACGACAATCTCTAATGGTGCCTGGTTTTACCTCTTCAACATATTCGCCAGTAAGGGTTCTATACTTTGATTCTTTTTTAGATTTTACAAACAAAGTTGGAAAAAATTCATCCCTTGTTTCATAGCGTCTGCCATTTTCAACGCCACGAACCAGAAGTTGATTCCCAATCAATTGAACATTAGTATAGAACTTTTGTGTCATTCCTTAATCAAATCCTCGTATTTTTCAAGTAGTGTCGGGGTAGGATCGGCAAGTGTAAGAATCTTATCCGAACTCATCATAAATGTATCTTGCTTTGTGTATCCACAAAGAAATGGTTCTAATGTTTTATCACCCTTAATCACAAAGGGATTAATTAGTTTGCAATCAGGTTCACCAATATCAGCACCAACTTCTTCAATCTGACTGACTAGAATCTGGTTGTTCGTCAATACTAGTATCTTCACTGTCATTTTTCAATACTCCTTTTTCATACATTTCCTTAAGTTGAGGCATTGGTTCCACAATAGTAACAACCCAATCAGGTGCTACTGGGATTTTCGTATCATTCGTCAGAGGCATCCAAGGAGTAAGTTGAAGTTTACAAGGAACTCTTCCTGTTTCACTATCAGTTGCAAGAACTTTTACAGAACAAGGACTATTAAAGAAATATCCAACAACTTGATCCTTGATTACCATTTCTTCAATGTCAGAAATAATATCTTCTCCCGACTTAAGAAGTGCCAGTTTTACGGTCATTTTTACTCCATACCTTTTATAATTTTAGCATTAAAAAAGGGGGGTGTCTACTGGATTTTGCCAGTTCCCCCCGTGGCATAGCGCCGACGATATTCAGTTTTATTTATTTAATTTTTGGGGGTGAGTGCAAATGCTCCACCCATAACTGCTCCGAAGATTGCGATTGTTGCTAGAATTCCCATGGGTCAAGATGTATTATGGTAGTACAGGCGCGAGAACTGCCCAACTAAAAAGAGAGGTTACAGTTCCAAACAGAAGAGTGGCGGTGGTAAAGTTCATAATCCGTCCTCCAAAGTTACATAATTATATATCAATTATGTATCATAGTGATACAAAAGTCTGTATCAACCGCAACAAAACCTGAAGCAATTGTTAAGAATTACAGATAATCCTTACGGGCGTGGTGCTCTGGAACTATTTTTCCAAGGACGATTCTGAGGAGTCCGTCTTCGAAGGTGACTTCTCGTACTTCTGTGTCGTCGGATAAAGTCCACGCTCGTTTAAAACTTCTGCTAGCCACTCCCTTGTGGATAAACGTCCTGTCCGAGTCTGTATCGGATTTTTGACCTTCGACAAAAAGTTTTCCATACTCCGTGAACGCATGTACTTCCTCCTTTTTAAATCCTGCTAATGCGATTTCTAAATGAGATTCTACATTATTTACTTGAATTAAGTTATATGGAGGATAATTTGTTGAAGTTTCGTGAAGGTTAAAAAGACGATCAAAGTATTCGTCCATTCCAATACTGTTCTTTGTGATCTTATCCATCAGGGTATTAAGATCCGCAGCAGTATACCTGGTAAGGTTGTTCATTATGGTAGCTCCTTTAAAAGCGAGTTTGTGTTTTGTGGACCCTTTCGGCATCCACTA